ATCGAGCCGGAGCCACTGATCAGGCCAGCCGAATACATCCGCTTGAAGCGGTCGGACATAGTTGTGGTTTCCAGCGACTCGCGGTCGGTGTTGAAGCTGAAGCCTCGGACATCACCAAGGACGCGCTCCACGGAACCGTAGATCTGCACAGAGATCTCGATCGCACTGCCGGCAAAGGATTCGACTGGGTACTCGACGCTGCGGTCGTTGTTGATGGCAGCGCTGAAGGTTTCAAAAAGGCGGACACCGCCAATCGCATTGACGTTGATGTAGGCAACGACCTCGTTGAGTGTTGCGCCACCGCCGTCGGGCCAGGTGGAGCTGGGTAGGAAGTCGAGACCTCGGGCGTCTGTGGTGGTTATGACCAGTTGATCTCCGGTCAGCAGGTTTTCAACCGAGCCCTCAAAACCAACGCGATTTAGGACGGTGTTGACATCTGCAGGCAGAACTGAGCTGACGAATGTGCCAGCCGCCTTACGGCGAAGTTTGACCTTGCCGTACTGCCCTAGGAAGTACGTCATGCGTCAACGAGTTCGCGGAAAGGTCCGTCGACGGTGAACTGGATCGCCACTGAGGTCAGCTCACCGGTGGAGACCTGCATCGAAGCGCTCGTGATGTAAGCGTTGAAGGCGATGTCGTCTTTGATATCGCCGCTGGATCCAGGCGTTTGGCCGACGCGGAGGATGATGCCAACGCGATCAGACTCAGTGACGCCTGCTGACGTTGTTTTCATCAGCTTGTTCAGAAACTGATCGAACTGAACGCCGGGCTCGGTGCTGGTGGTGCCTTCGCGGCGGTAGTACAGGACGGTGGCGCTGCCGGTCGAGCTGACAGCTCCAGGGGTATAGCTTTTGACGGCTGTGTCGACGGTGGTAGTTTCTAGCAGTTCCAGGCTGGTTTCGAGGGACCAGTCGCGGAGCTTAAGGGCTTGCTGAGTGCTGGACGGCGTCACGGCACCGGAACCAGCAGTGGTGAGGTACAACGCACCAGTGCGCCCGGTGAAGAAGGCCATGACAGGCGTAGCTTGATGGGATCAGTCTAGCGTTGGATAGTAAAGAGGTTGTCTGAGAAATCTGCGATCAAGGAGTTGTCGCTGGCATCACAAGGAAAAATCGTGCCACGGATGGTCACTTCGCCCTCTTCGTCCATCTGGACTTCATTGACGCGGTAGACGCGGCGGGTTTTTACTTTGGTACCAAGAACGTACAGATGCCCTTCGCGGGATGCCAGTGACGTTGCAACGCCATTGCTGACTGTTGCTGTCGTTCGCACCACGCCACCGCCGCTTTGGTACAGCAAGAACGAGTAGCTGCCGTTACGGACGATATTGTCCACTGGAGCGTTCAGCTTGCCGCCCGGTCCGATGACGCCAGTCGTGATGCCGTCCCAGGCGTTGTGGCCGATGTCCACATAGATGTATGCGCCAGGGGAGATGGGACTTGTGGTGGGGAAGGTTTTGAACTCGATGGCGGACCGGACGTAACGTCTGGTGTTACACATCAGTTTGCCGAAAAGAATCGCTTGGGCTTCGTTGGTGACGAAAGCGGAAACGTCGAATGACTGGAGGATGGCGTTTGCCGGATTCGTGTCCTTGCGCTGGATGGTGATCGAGCGGTTGACGGCAAAGGTGCCGTTGCTGTCCAGCGAGCGGTAGATGATGGTGGCGATGATGTCTTGGACGTTTGAGTCGTAATCTAGAAATTCTTCCTTGTAGCTGTCTTCGAGGATGTTGCCTTGGTTGAAAAGGGCGGAGACTTGGATTTGGCGTTGGATTGCGCCAGTTGTTTGGTTGTACGGGATGCTAGGGATCAGGGTTTCGCGGCCGCCGATGCGGGCAAACTCCAGCAGGCTGAAGGGGGCGTTAGACGCCCAAAAGCTGCGCCAGTTTTGGCGGTCGGCGATAAGCGCATCCATGTACAGATTGTTGGCGTCGCAGAAGCGCTTGGTGATTGCTAGCTGGCGGATGTCGATGCCGTTGATCTTGGCGTAGTTACCGATGCCGTCCTGGGTGTCGAGGATGGTGTCGAGGAAAATGTCCGGTGCAAAACTGGTGGGACCGTCTGGATTGGTGGGGTAGTAGCGATATGTTGCGCTGCCCCAGGCATTTCCGCGTTCGTCGTTGCCGGATGTGCGGATGCGGCGGACTGGTTTGCCGCCGGTGACGAAGGCGGAAAACGAGCGCATGTCTTGCAAACTTTTGCCGCTGAAGACGTTGAAGCCAATGAGCGCAAGATTGGAGTACAGCGCAGATGTAAAGTTTTGCGTCAGTTGTTCGCTGACAGCGGTGATCCCTAGTTCGGGGCCGCGCTCGAAGGAGGTTTGCAGCTGCGTATCAGCGTCAAGGCTGTACCAGTCCCATTCGTTAGTGCCGTTGGGTGAGTCGTTGAGTGGGGGCAGACCGCTGCGCTGACTGTTCTGGATGAAGCCGGTGAAATACAAAGCTCGTCCGGAGCCGAGATCCAGCGGTGCAGCATTGCCGGAATTTTGTAAGTAGAAATACCGGACTAGACCATTGGCCTGCCGCATGAAACTGTGTTTGGCAATCTCGGCGAGTGGATCAGTCACGGGTTCCAAGCGGAACTGCCAGTTTTGTGGTGTTGAGCCGCCATTGAACTTGATGTAGATGAAGTTGTCTTGTTCTGCGGCACGACGGACAGCAAAGATTCCAGGGACAGTGCTCCAGTTGCCACCGGCGACGCGGTAATGCATCAAGAACATGGATACACGCTGTTGGATGCCGTTATCGCTGATGGCGTAACCAGCGCGGCGTTCACTGCCGTAACTTTGTTGCCTGCCTGAGATGCGCCGATAAACCTGCGCTTTGATGGCGATGTCAGCGATATTGCAAGGCGAGACAGTTGTGTACGACGCCTCTTCGACGCGGGTGATTGCTTTTAAGTAAAACAAGTCGTCGCTACCGACTGTTGCTAATGACTGCAACTCAATGAACTGACGCAGCGTAGCTTTTTCGGTTTCGGTTAAGTTTCGTACGAAGCTGTAATAACGTACAGTAATGATCATCGGTGCGCCACGGGCATAGCCTCCGTAGCCAGTGCGACTAGCCACTGTCCATATTTGACCGGAGCGCAGCAAATCGCTTGCTGTGCTCACAACAAATTGCTGCCCGCTAGGCAAGCCTGACAGTGAAGCACCCGAAGAACTGTCTCTACGGTCTTGCTGGAGCAAAGCATCAACAGCTCGCTTAGTGCTGATGTAATCGGGCTGGTTTTTATAGTCGGCTGCTGTGTCTGAAACTTCGTCGTAGCTGTAGGGCAACGACGGGGCACGCCCGGCTTCAATGCAAACCAGATCGACAACAAAATCGCCTTCGTCGGTTGTGGTGCCAGCAATGCGGTTGATTCGATAACGAGCGGAGCCGAGCTTGAAAATGCCCGCGTCATCAAACACACTGGCCAGTGTGCGACGTGTATCCATTGCACTACGCACCAGGTCATCGGCAAAAGCTGTGCCGGTCGGCGGGTTAGCAGTTGACTTGAAGCGCAGCTGCAGCGTGCGTCCGACAGGGACGGCTGCTAACGCCGACGGCCAGGATGTAGCTGTAATTTCAATGTTTTGGGCGCCTTTGTCACCAGCCTCGTTGCGAAGGTATGTGTTGACGTTGAGCGGAACAGGACTGTAGCCACCGAAAACGTTTGAGCTGCTGGGAGAATATGCTTGGCTGAATCCGTCTACACGGGTGTTAGTTATGGCGGGCTGCAAGCGATAAGGATTATCATTTGCGCTCCCGTATTTGGTTGGATCGGAATTGCTTGCTGCGTTGAGTTCGTCAGCCCAGTGGAGGCGACCCGTAGCGTTGTCGTTGAAGTAAATCCACTTGTTCTGAGCGATGAGGTCAGTAATGACTGTTTGACCAAATGCTGATTTGAGTGGGTCGATGCGGGTGATGGCGCCACCGGTCAGCAACAACAGCATCTGAAGCAACTGGTTGCTGCCATAACTGCGGACAGCGCTCCAGAGCAAAGAGCCAGAGACGCGGACACCGCCGTTAGGGTTGCCGCTGCTGGAGCGGTCGGTGTAAACCAACGGGACGGTGTCGCCGTACTTGCCGAGTTCTTGGACGCTGTTGAAGCCGAACCGTGGCGAGAACCGCTGCTCACGGGTTTGGCGTTCGCCGCCGCCGCCGGCCGAGATGGACGGGATTTCTGGACGTGGGGTTAGTAGTACCGCAGCAACTTGAAAAAGTACACCAACAACAGCTAAGACAATGCTGACAGTTACAGGATCATTACGGATGTCAAAAACCGTACCTTCCTTCGGATCGCTATAGCTTTGCTGAATCGCCAGGAAGTCGAGATACTCTTCCTTGGTGACGCCGAGGGCAGCGATCAGATCGTGCTCGTAGGGCAACAGCTTGCGGGTCATCGCTCCATCCAGAAGAGTTGGCCGGTGCCTTCTGGCAGCTTGGCTCTTACTACATTATGAGACGGGCCGATGAAAATAGTGCTGCCGTCCTCCATTACGGTGCCGAGGGCCGCACCAACGTTGGAGGGCAGTAGAACGACGGCGGCGGGGCGGAAAGTGGTCAGACGACTGCCGTTTTGCAGAAGCCATCGGGCCATGCGGACTCGCGGAAAGGTGTCGTCGTCAAACTCGCTATAGACCCAGTCAAAAGCCGGTGCGTAGTCCGCCAATCCGAAGCGGCGGTGGATTTCACAGGCCAGCTGAAAACAGTCAGTAAGGCCGCTATTGTCGTCTGGCCGGTGGCCCCATCCGTAGGTCAGCCCGATGAGGTCGTTGACGTTGATCACTGGAGGACCAGTTGCGAGTCTAGGGGCAGGGGGCCTACTAATTCGCGGGTGAGGGTGCGGTTGGGGAAGTTGCTGGTGACGCTGTCGATCGCAGAGCGGAATCGCAGCTCCAGCGTGGTGTCGCTGATGCTGCTGCCGACGCCGACGTAATACTCGATCTGGATGTTGTTGGTGTAGTTGCCGTCAGCGGTGAGCCAGACGGTGGCGAGTTCCAGCGTGCTGAGGCGGTTGCCGTCGCCTGCGTAGAGCATGGCGACTGAAATATCGAGGTTGGGAAAAAGGATCTGGAGGATGTTGTTCTCGCCGTTAAGGCTGGCGATGGCGCCCTCGGCGCGGAAGGGGGCAAAGCTGTAGGTGCGGCCGGCGTAGACCTTGTTCTGGTTGGCGAAGTAGTTCTGGAAAAAGTGGCGGTTGCCGGTGCTGGTGGTCAGGTCGAAGAACTGACAGATGCGGATGTCCATCAGTCGTCGAGGAGGGGATTGCGGATTTCGCCAGCGAGGTTGATGCGGACATTGTTGATGCCAGGGCGGATGGTTTGCACTTCAGGTGGGCCGGCATATTCCCAGCGAAGGCCGTCGATGCTCGCGTTGGCACGAGCAGCCAACGTGCTGGACATGCCAGCGGTGACGTTGGTGCTAAGGGTGAAGCGGCGATTAGCTGCGGTTTGGCTGCGGTAGTGGTCCAGCAGGGTGACGACGGTGGCGTCGGAGATGCTGTCGAACTCCAGGTCTAGCTGGGCGCCGTAGGGCGAATTGCCGTACGTCCGCTTGACAACTGCACCACTGAGGGCGCGGTACATCTTTTGTGGATACACGCCGGGGCGGAAGCTGCGGCCGGTTGGGGTGATCGAGGGGAACGCGGCCATCAGCGGATACCGATGCGGCTACGGGTTTGCGGCGATTGCTTGATGCGATCCAGCGTCATGGTCATGCCACGGCTGGCACCATCTCGGGTGGCTTGGCGGCGGGTTTCGGCCATGGCCGCCTCCAGTTGGTCTCTGCTGACGTACTCTACGCCGCCGATGCTGGTTGTCTGGAAGCTCATGTTCAGCACCGGCGATCCACCACTGCCGGGTGCGGCACCCATTGCATCGCGCAGGCCGGAGTTGGAAACAACGCTGCCGTTGCGCCCTGGCACGAACAGCTCGGGGCCGTGCTCACCAACGACGTAGGGCGATCCAGCAGAGACCGGGCCGCCGTTGGCGCGGAAGGCACCGCTGTAGTCGGGAATTCCGGGCAACGCCGGGATTCCAGCGTCGACGGAGCCGCCAAAACCTGCCGCGTTGCCGGAAAAGCCGCCTCCGGTCAGTCCTCCGCCAAGACCGGCGAATATCTTGGCAATGCCGATGGCGATGTACTGGGCAATCATTTGTTGGGCCGTCTGGAGCAAAGCACTACCGACCGCGTTGAGAAAGTCGGCAAAGACTTGCTCGGCCGTTTTAGTTCCCCGCACAAGCTCAGCGACGCCGAATGTAATTACATTGGCGAGTTCGCCGCTGACACTTTGGATTAGCTGTCCGTATTTAGCCGAGAATTGCTGTAGCTGCAGTTGCTTTGCTTCTAGTTTATCCAGCAGGACAAGTTCTTGGTTGATAAGTCCGAGTTTCTGCTGCTGCGCGTTAAGGTCAGCTTGCTTAGCTGCCAAAGCCTCGGCATCTAGACTCCCACTAGTGATTTCCGCAGTCAGATCAGCAATACGCTCTTGAATCGGTAACAACGTTTCTGCGGTGCGGATACGCTGATCCAGCAGCAACCGTTCGGCCTCTATTTGAGCCTCGGGCACGGTAAAGCCTGCGATATCCAGACCGACACGCGCTTGCTGTTGTTGGATGGGACGCAGGGCTTCAGCGATATCTCGTTGGCGCTGGGTTGCAGCCAGTTGCTTTTCGAGCTTATTACGATCTATTAAACGTTCATTTATAGCATCTTGTAGATTTAAGTCGTACTGAGCAATCTTAAGTTTCAAATTAAAGAGACGCAGTGTTTCGGCTTTCGTACCGTTTTTGGCTGCCTCGGCTAAAGCCAGATCTCGTTCGTCGCTTAAGGACTGCTCGACAAGTCGAGCGCGAGCTTCAGAAAATTGAAGCGAGCGGCGCAAAGCAGCTTCCTGACCTCCCGCAAATTCTTGCTCGCGAATGTTGATGTCAATCAGCTTTAGCTGTTCATCAAAAATACTTTTTGATGCCGTAAGACGAGCTTGTATCTGTTGCTCTGCTGTACGGGCAGCTTCTTCTTGACGTCGTGCCAGTTCTTCAGCGCGTTGACGTTCCAGCTGGTTAAAGGCAGCTTGTTGCGTTAGCTGAGCACCCTGCAAAGCCAGTAAACGTTCTTGTGCTGTCAAAGAACCT